GAGACAGAGCATGCTGGACATACTGCGAGACAACCGTGACCTGCTGCTCAAGGCCATGGCCGATCCCACGACGCCGGCGAACGCGCTGCCCGCGATCAGCCGCCAGCTCATCGCCGTATGCGACCGCATCGAATCGCTCCAGGTCGGTGGCCTGACCGACCTGCTGGACGATGAGGAAGACGAGGTGACGGACGATGTCGGAGCGTCGATTGTCTGAAATCGCCAAGGTCCTCCGCCAGCCGGAAGGCATCGTCGGCAGCGAGTTCACGCGAATCAACAAAGCTGCGCGCAAGGCCGGCATCCGTTTCGACTTGTGGCAGCAGGGCTTCTTGTGGCTTCTGTTCGCCAAGAACGCGGAAGGCAAGTATGCGTGTGGCGCGGACGGCGCCGTGCTGTCCAGCTGCAGGCAGATCGGCAAGACCTTCACCGTCGGCACCGCGTTGTTCCTCAAGGCGATACTCACACCGAACCTGAAAGCCATCTGGACCGCCCACCATACGCGCACCAGCGACGAGACATTCGCGGACATGTGCGAGATGGAGCACAATCCAGTGCTCGGCCGGTACGTGGAACGCATTCGCAGAGCAAACGGCCAACAGGAGATCACGTTCACGTCCGGCAGCCGCATCATGTTCGGCGCCCGCGAAAACGGTTTCGGCCGAGGATTGCACAGCGTGGACGTGGCCGTGTTCGACGAAGCGCAGATCCTCACAGTGCGCGCGATGGACAACATGATTCCGGTTTTGAACACGAGTCCTAACCCCCTGGTCGTGTATATGGGCAATCCACCCAAGCCGGGAGACCAGTGCGATGCGTTCACGGAGAAACGCATGCATGCGCTGAACCATGACGGAAACCTCCTCTACGTGGAGCTCGCCGCCGACAAGGACGCGGATCCGGACGACCGCGAACAGTGGGCTAAAGCGAATCCCAGCTATCCGAAACGTACAAGCGAACAGGCAATCATGCGCATGCGCAACAACCTGTCGGACGATTCATTCCGTCGTGAGGCGCTTGGCATATGGGACGAGACCGCCACCGCATACGCCATCAGTCCCGACCTGTGGCAGGCCGCGGCCGTCGACGACGTGCCCGAGGGCGGCACGGTGAGCTTCGGCATCGACATGCCTCCGGACAGGAGCGTGCTGACCATCGGAGCGGCGCTACGATACGCGGACGGTTCGGCCATCGTCCAGATGGCGAACATCAAGGACGCGCGGCAGGCGGGAACCATGTGGGCCGTGGACTGGCTCGCCGAACGCTGGCCGAAGACCGCCAGCGTGGTCATCGACGCCCAGTCGCCCGCTATGAGCCTGCTGCCGGAACTGAAGAAAGCACATGTGAAGGTCATGGTCACGAACATGCAGGAGATGGGCCGCGCATGTGGCCGGTTCCTCGACATGCTCAAAGCCGGAACGCTCAAGCATCCGCGGGACGAATACCAGCCGCAGCTGGCCGCAGCCGTCAAGGGCGCGACCACGCGCCCATTGGGACAGTCCGGCGCGATCGCCTGGAACAAACTCGGCAGTGACATTGACATAACCCCGCTCGTGTCCACCACACTCGCCCTGTACGGGGCGTGCACGACGAAACGACATCCGGGAAGACGACAGGAGGTGATGGTCTGATGGTGTTCTACATGGCCGACGGCACTACGGTAAGCACGGCACCGAAATTCACCGGCAGCAGCTACCTCGATACCGCGAGCGGCAACATCGGCGCCATCCTCGGCGTCGACGACGAGGACATGCCCATCATCCACGAACTGTTGCGCGTATGGCGAGAGAAATATCCACGCAACCTGATCCGCGGAGCCTACTACGACTGCAAGGAACGGTTCAAGGACTTCGGAATCTCCATCCCGGACCAGATCAAAAACAAGGTCGAGGCGATGATTGGATGGCCGGAACTGGCCGTCCGCTCATTGAGCGATTTGAGCGACCTGGAAGGGTTCAGCATTTCCGGTGATGACACGATGGGTGTTGGCGACCTGTTCGAGGACAACCAATTGGACGTGGCCACGTCCGAACTGATCGTATCCGCATACAAGCATTCATGCAGTTTCCTGACCATCGCCGCAGACCCGGAGGATCCGGAACGAATCAGTATGATTCCGCGTTCCGCCGACTGGTCCGCGGGCATCTGGGACCGGCGCAACCATCGTCTGGCCGCCGCGTTGACCATCACCGAGGACGATAAGGACGGGCGGATATGCGCGTTCAACGCGTGGCTTCCAGGCAAGGTCTACGAATGCTCCGGCCACCTGATGCCATGGCGTGCGGAGAAAATCGAAACGAACTTCGATCAGCCGACGGTCGTCTCGCTCGCCTATGACAGGCAGATGGACCGGCCGTTCGGCCACAGCCGCATCAGCCGTTCGCTCATGAGCCTTGTCGATGCTGGATTCCGTACCGTGGTCCGCATGGAGGCGTCTGCCGAATTCTATTCCGTCCCCAAACTCTGGTTCATCGGAGCGAACAGGGACGCGTTCAGCAGCAACACGTGGAAGAGCCTCATCCAGGCGATCAACGCGATCAGTGCCGACGAGGACGGCAACCTTCCCCAATTGCAGCAGGTGCAGCAGGCGTCCATGACACCCCATTCGGACATGCTCAAGACGATGGCCATGCTCGTCGCCTCGCAGACCCGGGTGCCGGTCGACTACCTGGGCATCACATTGGACAACCCGACCAGTGCCGAGGCCATGGCGTCCGCCGAACGACGTCTGACACGCATCGCAGACAAGCAGAACGTGGCCTTCGGACGGGAACTCAAACGGGCCATGGGCATCGCCGTGGCGTTGCGCGAAGGCGCGAACACGATACCGGACTCCATACGCGACGTGCACCCGGTATGGGCACCGACAAGGGAGGTCTCCGATGCGGCGCGCGCCGACGCGTTCACGAAGATCGCCGACAAGGTCACCGGCTACGCCGACTCCGACGTCGGACTCGAACGCCTCGGCCTGAGCCGTGACGAAATCACGCGTCTACGCGCCGACCAGCGCAAGGCACGTGCGCAGAACGTCGTGGACCAGCTCAAGATCCGTGCGGCGCAAAACAGCCAGCAGCAGGAGGCGTCAGATGAATCTGAACAATCTGAATCTGCCTCCGGAACGCCGCAAAGCATTGGAACAGGTGCTTGACCAAGCATGGAAGGACTACCAGGACAACCTCACGAACCTGACCGACGCGGCCGCCGATGAAATCGAGACCGTACTGGAACGCGACCCGTTGAACGCGCGCGAAACGGTGCGTGAATACACGGCCGCGGCCAACCGCCTCGCCGACGACTATTATGCGACGGTACGCACCGCATGGGCCGAATACGCTGGCGTGACCATGCCAGACTTCGACCCTGGATCTGACCTGGAACCGGAACGGGTACTTTGGCAGGTCCAAGGCGGCTTCGCCAACACCGACTACAACGGATTGACCTACTCGCAGGTCATGGCAGGCCAGGCACGATCCGGCGCGACCATCGACGACCTGTGGCCATCATTCTCGAACATCGACGACGCGCAACAGTTCATCACCGACATGATCCGCACCGGCGCCCGATTGACCGAACGACGGAACATACGACTCGACCCCACGAAACCAAAATGGGCGAGAGTACCAAAAGGTCCCAAAACATGCGCGTTCTGCGCCATGCTCGCCTCACGCGGCTACGCATACACCAGTGAGGAAGCGGCAGGTGGCAAAGGCAACATCTACCACGCCGACTGCCATTGCCAACCCATGCCGAACTGGGGCAAACAGGTGCTCGCCGGATACGACGAAACCGCATACAAAGCCGAATACGAGCGAATGAAAGCGCTCGCCGACCGCGAATACGATGGAGACATTCTCAAAGCGTACAGGAGCTCTCCCGGCGTGTGCACGGATTCCGTGGTCCCCGAAGCATTGAAGAAGACTCCGGGCCGTCCGCCGAAGTTCGACGCGAAGCATCCGTTCAGGACCTTCCTTGGAAGCGGAAACCTGAGGGATGCGGTCGTGGGGACGAATCCGATGTTCGATGAGGGTCCGGAATACAGGAACAACTGCCAGCGTTGCGTCGTCGCTTACGAAATGCGCAGGCGAGGATACGCAGTCACCGCGATGCCGAGGCCGATGGATCCCAGGACAGGACTTCCGGCCTTGGACACGGACACTAACCGGTGGGGAAGCTCCTTTAAAGGCGATTGGCGGTCTTGTGGCTCCGATTCAGGTCTTGATGGCGCTTCGGCGCTTTTGGATGAATGGGGCAAAGGCAGCCGCGCGTTCGTCGAAGTGGAGTGGCTTGATGGAACGAGGCATGTCTTCGTCGCGGAGAACCTGAAAGACGGGATACATTTCATGGACCCGCAAACCGGGTCGATGAACGTGTCAAGGTATTTCGAAATGGTCAACCATGGCATGACACGTATAATGAGGGTAGACGATGCGGAACCTACTGAACTGGTGTTGAAATACTGCAAGGAGGGCCAGAGATGATATTGACGGATGCCATCGGCCTCGTCCTTGCCGAATATCCCGGCATGAGGGCGATAGGCGCTGCGGAAAATTCCGACGCATGGATCATCGGCCTTGATTTCGCCGCTTCGACCAGTGAACATCCGGTACCTGGAACGCCAAGCATCGCGGTCGATAAAACATCAGGCGTTTTGCATAGCCTTACTCCTGGAACGGATGAATTCTGGCATTACATGACCGGTGCCAGGAAAGTGCCCATCCCACAGGTCTGAAATCATTCCAAGCCACCCACATGGGTGGCTTTTCTTATGCCATTTTTGGTGGATTGCCGGAGTAGACGAACGGACCCGACTGTAAATCGGGTGCTTCACAGCCACGCAGGTGCGAATCCTGCATCCACCACTCGACCAGCCGGTCCGGTTGGCGGCGACCATGTGCCGTATCGCGTGGGAGGACCATACAGCGCACCGTGGCGCGGTCGAACTCGAATCCACGGGAAACAGCAAGAAGGAGCACAGCATGTTCAACAGATTCCGATTCCCGGCCCGTATCCGTCTCATCGACGGCGGCGGGGACGAGGGCGGTTCCGGCGATAGTGGCGACGGCGGCGAGCCGAAATCGTTCACCCAGGAACAGGTCGACCAGATCGTCGAGAAAAGGTTGGCGAAGGAGCGCGGCAAGTACAAGGACTACGACGAGCTCAAATCAAAAGCCATGAAACTCGACGAGATGGAGAACGCCGGAAAGAGCGAAATCGACAAGCTTAAGGAATCGAACGCCGCATTGCGCAAGCAGATCGACGACGCCGCGGCCGAGAAACAGCACGCCGAATGGGTGTCCGAAGTCGCCAAAGACAAGGACGTTCCGGCCGAACTGCTCCGCGGCGGCAGCAAAGAGGAACTCGAAGCGCATGCGGACCTCCTGCGAGCGGCATTGCATCCAGCATCCAAGCCGCCGAGGGTGAAGAACCAGACAGGCTCTCCTTCGCACCAGAACAACAACAAGGACGCCGAAGAGCTCTCGTACATCCATCAGCTCCTCGGCAGATAACGACTGAAAGGACAAGCCATCATGGCGATGAAAACAGACCAGATCAAGCTCCCCGTGAGCGTGGCCACCGAAATCGTGAACAAGGCCAAGGACACCAGCACCATCGCGTCCCTGAGCCCCAGCACGCCGCAGATTTTCTCCGACGCCGACTACCTCGTGTTCAACGGCAAGAGCGAGGCCGAGGTCGTGGCCGAAGGCGCGGTCAAGAACAGTTACGAGCAGACCGTGGATTCCGTCGTGGCGAAGCGCTTCAAGGTGCAGACTACCACCCGCGTCACGAGCGAACTCCAGTGGGCCGACGAGGACAACCAGCTGCAGATCATCCGCAGCATCCAGGCGGATCAGGCAGCCGCTTTGGGCCGTGCGCTCGACTACGTGATCTACCATGCGATTAACCCGAAGACCGGCACCGCGCTTTCCGGATTCAACCCGTTGAGCACGTCCGCCGTGCAGGTGATCGCCGGCGATGACGAAATCAGCAACGTGGACGCCCTGGCCGATGCGCTGAACGACTCCTACGACATCAACGGCGTGGCATTGTCCAAGACTTGGGCGTCCCGTCTGCGCAAGCTGCGCGTCCCCTCCACCGGCATGCGCTTCTATCCGGAGATTCCGCTGAACCTGCAGGCCGGCAGCCTGGACGGCATCACCGCCGCGACCTCTGGCACCGTCAACGGACGACTGGCCTCGACCCCGACGAAGGTGCTCGCGTTCATGGGAGACTTCAGCCTCATCAAATGGGGCATGGTCCGCGACCTGACCAGCGAGATTATCGCCTACGGCGACCCGGACCAGACCGGCGTGGACCTGAAGGCCCACAACCAGATCGCATACCGTACCGAAGCGATGTACGCGTTCGCCGTCATCGACCCGAACGCGTTCGCCGTGCTCAAGACCAAGTGAGGTGAACGATGAGTTTCCCCATCCAGACGCTTGTGATCAACCCCGCAGGCGAGGAAAAGCACACTGTCGGCCCGTTGGACGCGCAGGTGCGGCTTGTCAACACTGACGGCACCGCCTTCTCCGCCGGTTCCGGTGCCTACGAACTGCCGGAGGCCGGCAAGGACACCCTCGGCGGCATCAAGCAGTTCGCGCCCGAACAGACGATTGGCAACGTTGACGGCAACATCGTCAAGGCCGCCGCAGCCGCTCCGACCAAGGATGAATTCGACAAGCTCGTCACGGCTTTCAATACTTTGGCGAAACAGTTCGATGACACTATCACCGGCCTCGCGGCCTCCGGGGTGATCAAGCTGCCGGACAAGAAGTGACCATGACGGACGAACCGGACATGTTCGCCACCTCCGACGATCTCGAACGGAGGTGGCACAAGCTCACCGACGAGGAACGTCAGAAAGCCGACACGCATCTCGCGGACGTGACCGACTACATCAAGGAACGCTCGCCCATCTGGCGGCGGCTCCGCGAAGAACGGCCACGCCTGCTGACGAAGATCACCTGCGACATCGTCCGCAGAATCATGCAGGCCGACCCGTACGACATTCCCGGCGGCATCACGCAGATGAACCAGACCACCGGCAGCTTCAGCGAACAATACAGTTTCGGAGCGCCCACCGGCGATCTCTGGCTGCGCGACGACGAGAAACGCATCCTCGGCATCAACGCCCAGCGCGCGTTCAGCGTCGACATGGCAACGGGGGAGACGTCCTAGTGGAAACCATCGAAGTGTGGCGCGGCCAGTCCACCACCGACACGGACGGCAACCCCATCCAGGGCAAACCCGCCCGCGTCGGCACGTTCCAGGCGATGGTCGCGCCAACCTCCACCACCGACCAGACCGAGGAGAACGCCAGCCCGCAGACCACCGAATACACGATCCACATCCGCGGAAACCAACCGACAGGCATCCAGGCCACCGACCTGATCAAAGTCAGGGGCCGGCTGCTGCCCGTCAAGGGCAAGCCGCAGGTGTGGGACAACCTCCACGGACGCCACATCGGCGACGTCATCACCGTGGGCGAACGGGAAGGATAAGCATGGCCAAACGATGCAGATTCGTATTCAACCGCAAGGCGTTCAGCCAACAGGTCCTCAAAAACGAGACATTGCGCTCGCGCATGAGGGACGCGGCCGAAGCCGCCGTAGAGGATGACCGTTGCATGGTCCGCGACCATGACGGCAAGAACCGCAGCGGCGTGGCGATCATCTGCCCGGCACCGGTGGAGAAGGCGCACGGCACGTTGGAGGACACGCTCGGAAGGATGCGCGTATGAGCATCCCGGTCACTCCCCGGCGCACGGAACCCCTGCTCCTGCCCAAACTGAGGACACTGTTCCCGGACGTGACGTTCGACACCATCGAACGAAGCGACCTCGAACCTCCCTTCACCGAAGCCACGCTGGCCGACTCCATGCAAGGCATGAGCACCCCAATCTCGCAGTACGTGCGGCTGCGGTTGAGCGTGCGCTGCATGAGAGAGGACCATACGGGCGACTGGGACAAGGCCGCACGCCTGTGGGCCGACATCGCGAGGGAGATCATCGGGCTCGGAACCGTCGCGCCGCTCATCGACGCGTCACTCGAATCCGGGCCGGTACGCATGACTGACGAGGACAAGAGGCTGGTGTGCGCGTACGGAGTGCTCCTGCTCGAGGTCACCGTCAACTGAAACACAACCAAAGACAACGTGCCGCCACACGCGAAGAACGGAAAGGTGCAGACGAATGTCTGACAACAACGAAAAAACCACCGTCGCCGCGCAGGGCGCGACCGACTACGGGTACGTGTCCAGCGGCAACACCGCAGGCAACGTGCGCCTGATCAAGAACTACGCGCTGTTCCTGTTCCCCAAGGGCGACAGCACGTTCGTGGCTCCGACCGGAGTGGCCTGGACCCCGCCGGCAAGCAAGAAGCCGATCGGCTACTCCACGGAGGACGGCGCCGTACTGCATCCGGAACCGGGCGACAGCACCGACTACAAGGCCCACAACGGCGACATCGTGCTGTCCGACACGGATCCGGGCTACTGGACCCTGCAGCTCGCCGCCATGGAGGGCCGCAAGGATGTGGTGTCGGCCTACTTCGACGTGGACGTCGATTCGGACGGCGGCATCAGCATCAAGGGCGCCGGATTGAAGAAGGAGTGGATCCTCGTGCTGGTCGCGCTCGACCAGCAGGACCGTCCGTTCCTCCTGTACGGCACCAACGCGAAGGTGTCCGACCGTGACGACGTGAGCCTGAAGTCCAGCGAGATCATGAACTTCAGCATGACGTTCAAGATGCTCAAGGGCACCAACGGCGAACAGTTCCACGCATGGGGCCTCGTCACTGAAGACGCCAAGTGACCCATTGATTCTTCCCGTGCGGCCGATGGCGGTCGGCCGTACGGGACACCCATTCAACCGCCAACCATTAGAACGGAGCCAACATGAGCGACAAAGAATACCATGTCGTGGACGTAGACCTGACCGAAGCGGAAGAGCTCAAACCCGACGTGCACCTCGAGGTCGCCGGCGTCAAACTCGACCTGCCGAACCTCAACAACGCGGAACTGCCCATCGAACTCGTCCAGGCCATCCTCCTGATCAAAGGCAAGCCCGCATTGTCCGACGAGGAAACCACGGCCTGCGTGAGCACGTTCCTCGCCTACTTCCAGACGATGCAGCCGAACTTCTGGAACGTGCTGCGCAAGACCAAACGTCCGATGGCCTACCTCACCGCGACCATCAAGGCGTGGGCCGAGGAATCCGGACTGGACCCAAAAGCGTTTACCTCGCCCACCTCTGGAACAACAATCGCGCGGCGCTAGCCTACGACTGGATCCGAGCGTACGGGCAGATCTACAGGCCCGTACGCTTCCGGGAATGGGTTGAAGGCCAACGTCCACGAGTCGATTGGGGACTCGCCTGGGCGTTGACCCGCGAAATCCTCAAAGACCATACGAGCCACTCGTGGATGGCGTTGCAGAACGCCGTCTACGCGCCCGATGGAGCCGAACAGGCGGTCTGGATGTTGTCCGGACAACGCAAACGCCCATGGTTCGACCACGAGCACGACCCGCTCCGCCCGCCAACCCCGACGCACAACCTCACCCGCCGTCAACGCGAGGACAGGGAACGGCTCAAAGCCTACTTCCACATCAACGACGACCTCTGACTCCGACCGCCATCGGAATCCCAACCTACGAATAAGGAAACACGATGGCAGCACAGGACATAGGCGTCGCATACGTCCACGTCGAACCATCCGGCAAAGGATTCGGCAAAAGCATCGAAGGCGACATCGGCGACGCCGTCAACAAAGCCTCCAAGAAAAGCTCCAGCACCCTCATCTCGAAGATCGGCGGAGCATTCGGCAAAATCGGCAAGGTCGGCACAGGCGCGATCGTCACCCTCGCCGGCGGCATCACCGCATTGGCCGCCAAAGGCGGCTTCACCCGCGCCCTCAACATCGAGAACGCGCAAGCCAAACTCAAAGGCCTCGGCCACGACAGCGCCAGCGTCACCGAAATCATGAACGACGCGCTCGCCTCCGTCAAAGGCACCGCGTTCGGACTGGGCGACGCCGCGACCGTGGCGGCCAGCCTGTCCGCCTCCGGCATCAAGGAAGGCGACCAGCTCACCAAGGTCCTCAAGACCGTGGCCGACACCGCGCAGATCAGCGGCAGAAGCCTCACCGACATCGGCACGATCTTCGGATCGGTCGCCGCGCGAGGAAAACTCCAGGGCGACGACATGCTCCAGCTCATGTCGAGCGGCATCCCTGTCCTCCAGATGCTCGGCAAGCATCTGAACAAGACCAGCGCCGAAGTGTCCGACATGGTCTCGGACGGCAAGATCGACTTCCAGACCTTCGCCGACGCCATGCAGGAAGGCCTAGGCGGCGCCGCACTATCCGCAGGCACCACATTCACCGGCGCCCTGGCCAACGTGAAAGCCGCGTTGAGCCGACTCGGAGAAACAGCCGCCACACCAGTCCTCGACGGCTTACGCGGCCTGTTCAACCAAGCCATCCCACTCATCGACACATTCACCGCAGCCGTCACACCAACCCTGCAAAAAGTCGGAGCGGCACTCCAACAAGGTCTCGAGAACGCGATACCCGCCACACAGGCGAAACTCAAAAACCTTGGCGACACGATCTCCAACATCCCCGGCTTCCAGATGCTCGCCTCGGCGACGGCCAGCCTCAAAAGCCAACTCACTGGCCTCTGGAACGCAATCACATCACTCATAGGCGGACTCAACAATGGCGGCGAAGCCGCCACAATGTTCTCCACAACCGCCGGCGCGCTCGCGGGAGTGGTCGCTTCGGTCGCGCAGGCGTTGTCGAACGCGGCGGGATGGGCGAAGACGTTCGTCAACACGTTCATCGAGACGGGCGCGTTGCAGCCGTTCCTTGAAAGCCTGACCGGCGTCATCTCCGGATTGGGCTCGCTGGTTTCCGGATTGGCGGCCGCGGTCTCGCAGGCCTTCGGCTTCAACGACAGCGCGCGCACCGCCAGTTCCGCGGCGCAGAGCTTCGCCGGACTGTTGAACACTTTGACCGGCGTGCTCATGACGGTGGGAGGCTGGCTGCAGTCGGTCGGACAGTGGGCGCAGCAGAACGGCGCACTGGTATCCGGCGCGTTGAAAGCCATCACCATTGCATTGCTCGCGGTCAAAGGCTGGGATATCGTCTCGGCCGGGCTGAAGACAGTTTCCGGTGGACTGAAGGCCATTTCCGCGACTGCCTCCGGTGTGGAGAAGACCGCTACGGCCGCGTTCGATTTGATTGGCAAGATCTCCGACGCGGGAAGCGCGGCGGGCGGCCTGAAGCAACTCGCCAGCTCGTTCAACATCGTCAAGACCGCCCAATCGGCGTGGAGCTCGGTGACCAAGGCCGCTACCGCCGTGCAATTGGCATTCAGCGCTGCCTTGGATGCGAATCCTATCGGAATGCTCGTCGTAGCCATCGGCGCGGTCGTCGCCGCACTGACATGGTTCTTCACCCAAACCGAAACGGGCAAACAGCTCTGGAACAGCTTCGCCACATGGTTCATGGGAATCTGGAACCAGATCAGCACCGCATGCCAGCCAATCCTGCAAGCCATCGCCATATTCATCACCCAGACCATGAGCCAAATCCAACAAATCTGGCAAACCGGATGGACACTCATCACCACCGTCCTCCAAAACGTCTGGAACGCAATCGGCCCCATCATCATGACCGCGCTCACCGCGATCATCACCGGCATCCAAACATTCATCACCACCATCACACCACTCCTGCAAGCCGGAATACAAGTCATCCAAACCATCTTCCAAACCGCCGTCACAATCATCAGCACGGTCTGGAACGGACTATGGAACACCATATCCACCGTCGTACAAGGCGCATGGACCATCGTCACCACAGTCATCAGCACCGCACTCGCCGTCATCCAAGGCATCATCCAACTGGCGCTCGCGGTCGTCAACGGGAACTGGAGCGCCGCGTGGTCGGCCATCCAGGGCATCGTGTCGGCAGTGTGGGGCGGCATCCAAGGCGTCGTCTCCGCTGGCATCGGCATGGTCAGCGGAGTGGTATCCGCCGCATGCTCGACAATCCGGAGCGTGTGGGCCGCGTTGTGGAATGGCGTCGGAAGCATTGTGTCGAGCGTCTGGGGCGGCATCGTCGGCACCGTAAGCAACATGGTTGGCCGTGTCGGGAGCGTCGTGAGCGGGATCGGCGGAACCGTCCGGAGCGCGGTGTCCGGCGCGGGAAGCTGGCTCGTCAGCGCGGGACGCAACATCATCAAGGGATTGATCAACGGCATCACAGGAATGGTCGGCTCGTTGTATTCCAGCATCACCAACGCGTTGTCGGGCTTGGTGGACAAGGCCAAGAACGCTTTGGGCATCCATTCCCCGTCGCGTGTGTTCCGCGACGAGGTCGGCGTGATGGTCGGACGTGGCATGGCATTGGGCATCGACGATTCCGCGCATGTGGTCAGCCGTTCCATGGATTCGCTCGTCTCCACGATGAGCCTCTCCGACGCGGACTGGTCGAAGACCGGCAAGCTGAACGTCACGGCCGGCACCGGCGCCAATGCCGGCGACGGCGATCTGCGGGAACTCATCGCGGCCGTCGAATCGTTGCACGACGACCTCGGATCGATCATCGCCAGGTGTACGCCGACGATAGGGGACCGCGACTTCGCAAGGAAGGTGAGAAGTGCAATCGCTTGAATACGCGTGCGCCGCCACAGGTGAGCGAATCGGCTTCGAAGGGCCTCTGTACGGCGAAACGCTCACGGGACTGCGCGGCCGCGTCTGGGACTACAGCATCGGCGCACGCGGCCTGACCGGCATCACCCGCGGCGCGCGCGAGGAGACCGTCGCCGTGAAGATCCACGACTCGACCGCCACGCTCGACCTGCTGCGCCGCCTCGCCGACGCCGACATGGCCGCCGGCACGCCCGGCACGCTCGTCGCCGACGGCGAATGGGAGACCAGGGCGTGGATCGCGAAGAGCGAACCGCAGTCCATCACGCCCACGATGGTCGAGACGCAGCTGACCATCGTGCTTGCAGACGGCGTGTGGCGGCGCGGGACCACCGAACACCACGACCCGCGAGCCGACAAGGCCGGCGGCGACCTCGACTACCCGTACGACTACCCGTACGACTACGCCGGCATGAGCATCCTCGACACCGTGACCAACGCGACCGGCATGCCGCAGCCGGTGAAGCTCACGATCTTCGGCCCGTGCGTCAACCCGTACGTCATCATCGGCACGAACCGGTACGAGGTCGACGCGACCATACCGGCTGGCAGCCGCCTCGAGATTGACGCGGCCTCCGATAGCAGAACCGTCACGATGATTTCGGACACCGGCCTGCGCACGAACCTCTTCGGCAAAGCCGTGCGCGGAACCGGACGCGGATCCGGAATCTACGTCTTCGAACCGCTGCCGCCCGGCATGAGCACGATCAGCTGGGCCGGCGGATTCGAATTCGACCTGACGGCAATCGAGGAGAGGAGCGAACCTCCATGGACCTGATCGTCACCGACACGAACGGCATCCCGACCGGCTCATACGCCTCATGGACGCTTGACCTGGCATACGGGTCGGGGGAGAACGACTTCGACCTCCGATGCCCGGCACGTCTGCAGCCCGGATGCCGGTGGTGGGTCGACGGGACAGGCTGGGGAGGCATCGTCGACGACGTGCGGACCAGCGTCACCGGAGGCGAAGGCGAGCTGACCTACCACGGTCGCGACTGGCACGGCCTGCTCGCCTCGAAGATCCTCGAACCGGACAAGGGCAGGGACTACCTGACCATGAGCGGCACCATCGGCACGCTCCTGCGCACGGTGATCTCCCGTATCGGACTGCAGGACATCATCACCGTCACGGAAGGCACGTCCAAAACCGCACGCTGGCAGTTCGACCGGTACTGCGACGCGTGGAGCGGCCTGCTCAAGATGCTGCGCGCATCAGGACTGCGGCTGCGCATCACCGCAGCGCAGAACGGCGTGACGGTCGACGCGCCGCCGATCACGGCCGCCGGCGACCTCATCGACTCCGACCTCATCGACTTCGACGCGACCCTCGCCTCGCATCCGGTCAACCACCTGATCTGCCTCGGCAAGGGCGAACTCAAGGACAGGATCGTCGTCCACTGGTACGCCGACCATAAAGGCGCGCTCAGTCACACGCAGACCATCAAAGGCGCGGATGAGCGCGCAAGCGTGTACGAGCTCGCCGACGCCGACGCCGCCGAACTCGAGACCAAAGGCAAGACAAAGCTCCAGGAGCTGCGAGATACAGGCAGCATCGACGTGGACGTTACCGATGGCATCGACCTCGACGTGGGCGACACCGTGACCGGCCGCGACAACACCACCGGTCTGCAAGTCACCGCCGAAATCACCAAGAAGATCGTCAAGATCTCGGACGGCATCCCGACCGTAACCTACGAGGCGACCACCGCCTCAACGGAAACGACAGGGGAGACCGGAGGCGGTGGATCAAGCTCCGGAGACGGCCACGCCTACTACGCCGGCAGCGGCCTCACCCTCTCCAACTGGACGTTCAGCGCCGATGTGACCGCCGCCGACCTCGAAACGGTCCGCAAAACCGCCACCGAAGCCAACAAGGCCGCATCCGACGCCTCGGCCGAAATCGGAGGCGCCAGAGACCTCGCCAAACAGGCCGGCGTAAAAGCCGACACGGCCACCACCACGGCGCAGAACGCGTTGGCCGCGGCGCAGGCGCGAGTCTTGGACATCACTGCATCGGCTCCCGTCACAGTGACCCGCACCGACGAGACGGCTGCCATCACCGTCGCACAGGCCACATCATCGGCGGACGGGCTCCTCGCCGCCGCAGACAAGAAGAAGCTCGACGGCATCCAGTCCGGCGCGAACAAGTACGCGCTGCCAGTGGCATCCACCGCCACCCTCGGCGGCGTCAAACCCGATGGCACGACCATCACCATCGGCCCGGACGGCACCATCACCGCGCAATCCAGCGCGACAGCGGCATCCTTCCTCGCCGCACACCCAATCGGTTCGCTCTACTGGTGCGTCGCCGGAGACCCCAACGACCATGGCGGCACATGGAAGGAAATCCACACCATCATCGGCGGACACGTCTGGCAAAGACTCGCCTGAAAGGAACATCATGGCAAAAACCACGAACATCACCAAATACACATGCGACCGCTGCCACGACAGCGCATACCTCACCGACGGAGATCCGCGCACGTCGAGCGACTGGCACCAGATCAAACACACCACCGCGGACGGAGTGACGCAGGAGGCACTGGTATGCACCTCATGCCAGCAGGAATTCAAGAAACTCGCCGCCACGCAGGACGCGGCCTACACGGCATGGCTTACCGAGGGAAAGGACTGACATGACCACCACGCTCATCACAGGCAAGGGCGGCACACCGCACATCACCAGCGGCGACATGGGCGCCATGCAGGCCGGGGTCATAGGCAACGGCAGCTACCTGCTGCAGGGGGCTGACGGGAAATTCCCCGCGGTCACCATGCAGGACGCCAACCATGCGCTGATCCCCGTCCTCAACCTCGTGGTCGAAGGACGATACGCGCGAGTCACCGAGGCTGAGACCGCGACCATCGAAAGCGGCGTGAGCGGCCGGAACCGCAACGACCTCGTCTGTCTCAAATACACGCGGAACGGTCAGAACATCGAGACCGCTGCCATCGCCGTGCTCAAAGGCACGCCAAACACCGGAACGGCCGCCGATCCGACCGTCCCGTCGGGCAGCATCCACTCGGCCTCCGGCACGGTGTGGATCCCGATCGCCCGCATCCCGATCAGCGGGATCACGCCCGGCACGCCGGTCATGCTCATCAAACAGCTGCCTCCCATGTCGAAGCTGTGGGATTCCGTAACCCAGCTATGGAAGCCGCCGTATACGAACGACAGACTCACTCTGTGTCGGGTCGGACGCGTCGTCACGGTCAACGGCAACGTCAAGTTCACCGGCAGTGGACAGCAGAACTACTCGACGGCGAATGAGACCATCCCAGAAGCGTTCCGTCCACTCGCCGATATGAGCATCATCGCGTTCCTGTCCTGCGGCTTCAGCCTGCTTGTCGAGCGTGGCGGGAAGGTGCGGATGCTAGGCGACCCGAAAGCCGCCTACTCCACGGCGCACGGCTGTTGGATGACGGAATAGTTTTCCGTAACCCCGATTCATTTCACGAAACTGACCTCCGACCCGGAATTCGCAATCAGTGGATGCGTCGTCAATGGTTTGGCGACCGTCTACTGCCGGTGGGTCAACAAAGGCCAATTCCAGAAGGAGGCGTGGGATGGTGTGCCTTTGGCAAGCATGGACGTGAATACCAAGCTGGAGGGCTTCAGCGTTTTCATGGACAGTTTTCAGGGCAGTCAGATGCAGAATCGTTTTCTGTACATTGCGGGAAGCACGGTTTTCTTCCGCACATCGTATGATGCGACCATTCCTGCAAACACATGGCATGTTGGCAGCGTATCGTTTCCGGTGACGACGGTTTAGGCCGTGATGTACGAGGCGGATGTAGCGAAACGTTCTCCGTTCTGGCTGCCACCAAGATTCCTGTAGGTGAATTTGCCGTCCGGCAGGATGGTGAAATCTCGTTGTGTGCCACCGTCACGATCGCTGTACGCCCACCTCGTCGTAATCAATGGACGCCAGCCAGCCGGCAGGACGCCGAAATCGCCGGAACCCCATGATGCCGTGCTGACGCTCTTCCATTCCACGAGGATTTGCACCACATTCCCGGTCTTCACGCCCGTCACCTTGCCATACTGGCAGTCGATAAGCGTCTGGGTTACGGAAAACTACTGCTTCGCGTCGAAGACGTGGACAGTCACGGCGATGCGATAGCTCAGCGACGTGCCGCTGGCGTTCCATGCGACAAGCTGAAATCCTTTTGCCGAATGACTGTTCGTAATCATCGAAATGTTGTTGAACGACGGCACTTTGTTTTTAGCGTCGTTCATCAACTGCAATTCAACGGAGTATGAATCCCAGTTTGCCGCTTCGATCGGCAGTTTGATGTCTATTGACGTGTTCGTGTTCGGCTTGAAGATCATGGACGTGACGCAGTAGGCGTCATAGCCTCTAGGCCGCGCGACCACGACCCATTCACCAGACTGGAATACGGAAAGCTAGCGGATTGGGTATGTGACGGTTCCGGCGCACTGTTGGCTACTGCCTGTCGAACCGAAGTTAGCAATTCGGATGACACCGTTCGCTTGAACAATCAACATTCGCGCGGTCTGACCGTTGGACACGCAGCACATGCCGTTGACTTCAACCGGAGGCCAATACTCTCGCGGCAGAACGTACTTGCACTGTTTCGCATCCCAACTGCCAGCACCAATCGTGCCGCTGAACTTCACGAATATCAACGTTCCGGTTTTGATGACGGTGAACCCTTCGCCGTCGTACAGGGTTACGGAAAGCTATGCGACCCCGATAATGAGCCGCTCCCATGCCCGCTGCAGACTTCTCAGCACGGACAAATCGGGGCGGAGATAGTAGCGGGCGGTTGTCTTGATGTCGCTGTGACCGAGTTGTCGTGCGACCACTGAGATATCGGCTCCCGCAGCGATTGCCAGAGTGCCGAAGGTGTGCCTGAGGTTCCTTGGCGGCACGCAGGGGAGTTTCATGCGTTGGCACCATGACGTGTAATGAGCTGCCACCTGGTTGGCGTTCAGATCGCCGACCAGCCTGCCGGTTCTGCCGTGGCGCAATTGCGCGAGCCGTTTGACTGCGAACCGTGGTAGTGCGACCGTCCGTCGGCTCTGGTCGGTCTTCGGGTCGGTGACCGTTTCATGTCCAGCGACCCATTGCACTGACCTTTTGACGGTCACGGTTCCCCGGCGTAAATCCAAGTCGGCCCATTCAATGCCGACGGACTCGCATCGGCGCAGTCCCGCGCAGACGGAGACCAATAACCAGGCTTCCAACGCGTGACCGTAGAAGCCTTTGAGCAGCCGTCTTACCTGTCTGGCGTCGAGCACGCGCGGCTCATACCGCCGCAGGTGCGGCAGTCTGATTTCACGACGTGTCACGTCATTGTCGGTGACTCCCTTGCGATAGGCGAGTCGGAGTATCGCCCGCAGTACGGCCCACGCCTTGCGCGCGGCGCCGGCCTGATTGAACGAGCCGAGCCACTCCTCGATGTCGTTCGCGGTGATCGACTCCATGTCGACGTCAGCCCATTTCGGCTGGATGTGGCAGCGGTAGGCCGACTCGTAGCCCACCCTCGTGCACTCGCGGAGCTTCCCGCAGGAGGGCCACCAGACCTCATTCACAAACGTTCCCAACAACATTTCAACCTCCAAAATCCCACACGTGGTTATCGCGGCTTCCAACGGTAGCCACGTGTGGGATTTTCCTTTCGGAAGGATTCCCAATGAGCCAGGAAACCATCGTCGCAATCGTTATCGCCATCATCGGCAGCGGAGGCAGCGGCGTGTTCGTCACCTGGATTCTGAGCAAGGTCGACCAACGTCACGATCCACTGCATGAGGGCGTCAGGGAACTGTTGTTCTGCAAACTCGAGGCTCTGCACCGTCAGATGGTCGATGCAGGTGGTGTTGCGAGCATTCCGTTGAAGCAAAGCGCGGAACGAATATATGCCGCTTACCACGGTCTGGGCGGCAATGGAACCGGAACCTCGATGATCCAAGACATACGTGACGCGCATATCGCGAACACAGATTGAAAGATTCAAAAGATTTCCACACCGTCCGTACAAGGCGGACGGTACGGACAAAGGAAAGGAGAGGAATTGAACATCCTCAACAAAGGCAAGCCGAAACACAAGCACATGAATCCACGCCGACAATGGCGCAAGCTACTGACCGCGCTCGCCGTCGCAGCCTCCATGGCGGTCGCCCCGGCGGCGATGGCCGACACCGGCATCGACACGGCCAGCTATCAAGGTTGCTGGGACGGCGCGCAGGCCAAGTCGTCCGGCGTCAACTTCGCATTCATCAAGCTCAATCAGGGCACGGGGTACGTCAACCCATACGCCACATGCCAGGTCAACGCCGCACGAGCCAACGGCATCCGCGAGGGCGCCTACGACTTCGCCAGTCCACAGACCAGCAGTCCGGAAGCCGAGGCCGACAAATTCGTGGCCGAGGCGCGGGCACGCGGCATGGTCGGCCGCGCCATCCCAGTGCTCGACTGGGAGCCTTCCGCTCCCGGCGGATATTGGGGCAAGCAGACATGGTGGGCTTTACGCTGGGTCAACCGCGTCAAGGCCACATGGGGCGTCAACCCGATGATCTACATGAGCGCGGCCATGATTCCGACCGGCGACTGGTCGGCCGTAGTGGCCACGAACGCCGGACTGTGGGTCGCGGGCTATCCGCGAGGCTATGCCGGTGACAGGCTCCGGAATCCTGGAGCCGTCCCGTACTCCGTCAACCCGTGGCCGTTCGCGGCCGCGTGGCAGTACTCCAGTTCCGGCGCGGTCGGAGGCATCGGCGGCGCGGTGGACGTCAACTGGTTCTACGGCGACGCCGTGACCTGGGCGAAGTACGCGGGCGCTCCGGCATCCTCCGTCACGTCCAACGCGACCACGCCGCCGGAGAACAACAAGACCAACGGAGCCCCGGTCGCCGACGCGAACACACTCGCCTCGGCCGTGATCCGAGGCGAGTACGGCAACGACCCGCAACGCCGCCAGCTGCTCGGCAGCCGCTACACGGAGGTCATGGCCATCGTCAACCGCTGTCTCTTATACACATCTCCGAGCCCACGAGACTGCA